TTAGGGCCATCAGAGGCAGCGAAAGGTTCTGAACAGTTAATTGAAAAAGCTAGGAGACTTCAACAGTCTCAAGCTGCTAAGGCTGCTGCTCAGCAACAAGCACAAGGACAGTCTACTTTACCTTCAGTTTTGAAGAACACAGCTAGTGTGCGACAACAAGCTGGTTTGAAAGGTAGACCAGTAAGTGGAGCTTATACAGAAGTATTAGATCGAACAGGTCTTACTAATGAGCAAGCTATCCCACTATTACGTGAGTTTAGTAAAGACTTTAAAGGTCAGCCTATAGGCAAAGCAGCTAAATCGGTATTACAATCCAGTAATATTAAGGATGAGAATGCTTTTTATGCTCTTCAAGATTTAGTTAAAGATGTAGCTAAGCAACGGGGTATTCTTACGCCAGAACAAGGAGCCCTTAGTACAATCGCTAATCCTATCTCTTATGCCTCTGCTGTTAAGAATGCCGAAGTAGCTAGAGATATAGCTATTAAGGCTGCCCCTAATGATCAGTTAGCTCAGTTTGCTACAGCAATAACATCTATTAAAACACCCAAAGCTAAAAAAGAAGCTTTAGACTTAGCTATCTCTCAAGCTACTGACCCAGCCGAGCGAGACTTCTTAGTTAAATATATTGAACCCCTAACGAAGTTTGGTAAGGACAAATGAACTCAATAGACATATACCACCACTGGGAAACCTTTAATCGTATGATTGAAGACCCACAATTTGATACACAGACTAAAGTAGAAATGGGGGGCGAGATGTATAACTCTCTCCCTCCTGAAATGCTTTGCGCTGTTAGCAAATCATCTCTAATAGCTGTTCGTACAGCCATGAAGAGCCGTTTGACTAACTTAGGAATAACTAATGGAACAACAACCCAAGAATCAAGACACAGTACACCCGAAACTACGAGCAAAGTACGGAGACCACGAAAACCTTCCAATACCTGAAGGTGGTCGTTATGACCCAGAAAAGAAGCTTATCTTTAAGGTAATGCCAGTAGGTACTAAATGGCTTCCTCCTATTTGGAATCCAAAATCTAAACGCTGGAATGTACAACCACAGTATCGGGACTATCTGAAAGACCCCTCCAAGAACCTCTTTGTTCGTTTACAACAAACAGAGGAAGGTCGTACCTTATGGAAGCTTTGGACTGACAAACGATTTGCTGGTGGGCCAGGTAAACCCAAAGGGTCTTACGCAGGTTACAACAAAACACAACGAAACCAACACAGAGCTAAAGCTAAAGCGGAAGCAAAGGAGATAGTGAAACTGATGGAAAGCAAAGGGTTTGAAATTCCCAAGGCAGAGTTTGCCCGTGAAGGGATTGAGACAGCAGTAGAGATCATGCGTATGACTGAGATTAGTCCTAAAGACAAGCTCTCAGCAGCACGTACAGTACTTGAGTGGACATTGGCTAAGCCTGTCTCTCAGTCTGAAGTTAGTATCAAAAAGGCAGAGGACTTCTTAGCTCTTGTGTCTGAAGAAGAGCAGAAAGCTCTAGGTTCTGTCTAGTATGACTCCAGAGCAACTTAGAGTACGGAAAAAGCTTTATGATGACTTTGAGTTTTATGCTCAACATGCTTTAAAGATTAGAACCAAAGAAGGAGAAGTTAAACCTTTTACTCTAAACGTAGCTCAGAAGTCTTTGCTTGATGCTGTCTTAAACCAGCTTGAAAGTGAAGGTAAGGTCAGAGTTGTCATTCTTAAAGCTCGACAAATGGGTCTATCTACCTTAGTTGGTGGGTGGTTGTATTGGTATATCTCTCAACATAAAGCTCAGAAGAGTCTCGTGGTTACTCACCATGCTGACTCAACTAGAGCTTTGTTTGACATGACCAAACGATATTATGAGCATACCCCAGACATCCTTAAACCACACTCAAAGTACTCTTCACGTAAAGAATTAAACTTTGATGTCTTAGACAGCTCTTATGTTGTTGCTACGGCTGGTGGTGACGGTATTGCTCGTGGTGAGACCTTTACACAAGCCCACTTATCTGAGCTTGCTTTCTGGCCTAACTCAACAGCTAAGGACAACCTTAACGCTATCCTCCAAGCTATCCCTAACACCAAGAACACTGCTATCTTTATTGAGAGCACAGCTAATGGTGTCTCAGGCTCATTCTATGAGATCTGGAAGGGTGCTTGTGAGGGTGTTAATGGTTTTGTTCCAGTGTTCTTACCTTGGTTTATTCAGGGTGAGTACAGGGAGCCTGTCCCTAAGAAGTTTGAGAGAACTCCTGATGAAGAAGACTTAGTCAAGGCACATAACCTAGATGATGAACAGTTAATGTTTAGACGTAAGAAGGTAGCTCAGAACGGTCTAGAGTTATTCCAACAGGAATACCCTAGCACTGCTGAAGAAGCCTTCTTGACCTCTGGTAGACCAGTCTTTAATACTCAAACACTTCAGAAGAGGATTGAGGAGACACCAGACATCTTACAGCGTCTTGCTATGGAGAATGAAGAGTGGGTAGAGCATCCTCGTGGAGAGCTTATTACCTACCGTATACATGACCCAGGTGAGACATACTACATAGGTGCTGACGTATCTATGGGTGTTCGTGGGGGTGACTGGAGTGTTGCTCAAGTGTTTGACTCTAAGAAGAGACAAGTAGCTATGTTTAGGTCTCAGGTACACCCTGACTTCTTTGCACAGGTCTTAGTCGCTCTAGGGTACTTCTATAACACAGCTAAACTGATCATTGAGTCTAACAACCACGGTATATTGACTTGTACCAGAGTTGGTAAGGACTATGCTTATCCTAACTTTTATACTGAAGTTGTTTATGACAAACTATCAGATAAAGAGACGATAAAGCTAGGCTTTCATACTAATGTTAAGACTAAACCTTTAATCATTGATCAGCTAAGAGCTGCTCTGCGAGAAGGCGAGATAGAGCTTAACGATAAAGTGACCGTACGTGAACTAATGACTTATATTGTTAACGAGAATGGTGCAATGGAAGCTGAACGGGGATGTCATGACGATTGTGTAATGTCATTGGCATTAGTAAACCATATTCATGAAGGTAAATTTGACCCTGTTGAAGTTACTGATGAATTCTATTTTAAGGGGATTTGATGGCTATTGAAAAATTTAAAGCCGCTAAAGAAAGCGAGTTATCCTCGTTAGTTGAGAGTGCTATCAAGACCTCCGTAGGTTATTATGATAGTAAGCTTAGCAATGAGCGTAAAGAAGTAATTGATTATTATCACGGCACTAAGCCTAATCAATTCCACAGTGGTAGTTCTAAGTACATCTCCATGGATGTCTATGATGCTGTAGAGTCTATGAAAGCTGTACTCTTAGAGACCTTTGCTGCTGGTAATCAAATAGTCAGGTTTGCTCCCCAAGGGGAAGATGATGTCCAGTTAGCTCAAGTAGCTACTGATTACTGTGATTATGTGGTCTTCCGTCAAAACCCTGGTTATCAAATCTTCTCAACAGTTATTACTGATGGACTCCTAGCTCGTGTAGGGGTTGCTAAGGTGTACTGGGAGAAGAACATTGAGATGGTTGAGGAAGAATTCTCAAGCCTGACTGATGATGAATTAGACACCATCTATGCTTCAGATGACTTTGAAGATGTAGAGGCAGAACGAGATGAAGACACCTTCCTTTGGTCTGGTACAGTCAGTCGTAAGGTTAACCGTAGTCAAGTTCGTATTGACCCAGTGCCTCCAGAAGAGTTCCTAGTGACCCCACAGGCTACAAGCCTACAGGATGCTCAGTTCGTAGCTCATCGTACCCGTAAGACGCTCTCAGAGCTTATTAAAGAGGGTTATGACAAGAAGCTAGTTGATAGTATTAGTGCTGGTGACAATTCTGAGTTGACTATGGACCCAGAGGTCTTAGCTCGCTTTGAAGAGATTGGTGCAGATAGACTTAACCTTAACGGTGAGTTACAAGCACAGACCCGTGAAGTAATCGTATATGAATGTTATGTTTATATCGACATGGAAGGTGATGGTATTGCTAAGTTATATAAGGTTACCAAAGCTGGTTCAGTGATCTTAGATTATGAACGAGTAGACCGTAAACCTTTTGTACACTTTACACCATTACCTATACCACACTCATTCTATGGCTCTAACTATGCCTACAAAGTAATTCCTACCCAGAATGCTAGGACTGCTTTGGTGCGAGGTATTATTGATCACACAATGATCACTAACAATCCCCGTATGATGGTTGTCAAGGGGGCGCTTAGTAATCCTAAAGAGCTCATTGAGAATCGTTTAGGTGGTATTGTTAATGTGTCTCGCCCAGATGGTTTAGTACCACTACCTCAGTCATCATTGAACCCTTTTGTATTCCAAACAGTACAACTGTTAGATGAAGACAAAGAAGAGGCTACAGGTGTCTCTAAATTATCACAAGGTTTAAATAAAGACGCAGTATCTAAGCAAAACTCACAAGCCATGGTTGAGAACCTTGTGTCTCTCTCTATGCAACGTGAGAAAATCTTAGCTCGTAACTTTGCTTACCAGTTCTTAACTGAGCTTTACCTAGAGGTTTACCGTCTAGTGACTGCTAATGAACGTGAAGAAAAGGTATTACAGATTGCTGGTAACTTTACCCGTATGTACCCCTCAACTTGGGATGAACGGGCTGACGTTATGGTAGAGATGAAGCTAGGTTATGGTGAGTCTGAAGCTGAAGCTAACAAGTTTCTAGCTTATCACCAGATGATGTCTCAAGACCCTCAGATGGCTCCAATGTATCAAGCACAAAACAAATACAATGTGATACGGACTATCTTAGACAAGAGTGGCATCAAGAACACTAATGATTTTATAACACCACCAGACCAGATACCGCCCCCACAGCCAGACCCAATGGCTATGAAACAGATGGAACTCCAAGAGCGTCAGGTAGCTTCTCAAGAGGCTTCTGTACAGGCTCAAGTTATGAAGGTACAGACTACAGCCGAGATGCAAGCTATGAAAATTGAGCTTGATCGTATGAAGTTTGAACTGGATCAATTTAAGGCTGAACGTGATCTGGAGCGTAAAGAGTTTGATAGTACTTCTAGAGCTGCTATTGCTGCTGAGGAAGTTCAGATGGCTAAGACTATCTCTGGCGATAATAAGAAAGCCATTATTAGTCCTAACGCTTAATTAACAGCAGGAGAGAGAGCAGTATGACTGATCAAGATATGTTAGATCGAGGGGTAAGGGCTGAAGAGCTTTTATCTAGTGAAGTATTTGGCTTAGCTATCAAGGATATAGTTGACTACCATTTAAATGTTTTTCTAACCTCTAAACCAGAGGATGACAAACTTAGGGAGTCTTCTTATTTCCAAGCTAATGCTATTCAACAAGTAATAAGTGTTCTACAAGAATGGGTAACCATCAAAGAGAACATTAAAACAAACTTAAACATAGTAGAGGAATAAAATATGTCAACCACTACCAATCAAGGCGTGGATAGTAATAATTCTAAAGCAGCCCTGCATTTTGATACAACCGAAGATGCTGCTGAAGGATTTCTGAAAGGTTGGGAAGACGAGGCCAACGAAAGTTCACCCTCACCCCCTGAAGAAGATACGGAAGCCCCAGAGTCTACAGAGCAGGAAGACCTAGAGGGCGAGGAAGAAGAAGTTGTAGATAGTGAAGAGGTTACTGAAGACCCTGAAGAGGACTCTGAGGAAGCTGAGACTGAGACTGAAGATACAGACCCTGACCCTAAAAAGGTTTTAGAGGATGAGTCATTAGTTGAAATCAAAGTAGACGATGAAGTCCTGAAGGTATCTGTCAAAGACCTTAAACGACTCTATGGACAAGAAGCTTCCTTGACAAAGAAGTCCCAGCAAGTTGCAGCTAAACGTAAAGAGATGGAGCAAGAGTCTCTGAAGACAGCAGCTATATTAGATAAGATGTATAAGAAGGCTGAGGAACGGTGGAAACCTTACTCAGAAGTCGATATGCTCTTAGCTAGTAAGCAGTTAGACACAGATCAATTTGCAGCACTCCGAGCAGAAGCTCAAGCAGCTTATGAAGACTTTAGATTTGTCTCTGAAGAGGCAGACTCATTTCTTAAACAGAGTCAGTCTCAGCAACAACAAAAGCTTAAAGAAGCTGCTGTTGACGCAGTCAAGGTACTTAAAGAGAACATCCCGAACTGGAATACTAACCTCTACGATTCTATTCGGGAATATGCTGTCAATCATGGTATGCCCCAAGAAATGGTGAATAGCTTGGTTGACCCTGTTGCTATTCAAATCATTCACAAGGCTCGTCTTTACGATGAGGGTAAGAAGATCGCTACAAAGAAGAAGGATCTATCTCCCAAGAAGATGTTAAAGACTACTAAAGCTAGTGACCCTAAAGCTATGAACCCTAATAAGATGGCAGAGAGTGCTCAGCGTCTTAAGGCTTCAGGTGATTTAGATGATGCAGCAGAATTGTTCTTAAGTCGTTGGTCTGCGTAACCTTCCCATAATCTTTTAGAAAGGAATCTAAATGAGCTCTACATTTTTCAAGACCTATGACCAGGTCGGTATCAAAGAAGACATCAGTGATGTTATCAGCAACATTTCACCTACTAAGACTCCATTTCAGTCTTTAATCAAAGGTGAGCGTGTTTCTAACCGTTTATACCAATGGCAAGAAGACTCTTTGGCTGGTGTTGGTGACAATGCTCAGCTTGAGGGCTTTACTGCTTCAGACAGCACAATGTCTCCAACCATCATGCGTTCTAACTACACCCAGATCATGCAGAAGACTGTTAACGTCTCTGCTACTGCTGACGTGGTTAGCACCTATGGCCGTGCTAAGGAAACAGCTTACCAGCTCTCAAAGAAGGCTGATGAGCTCAAGCGTGAATTAGAGTACCACTTAGTTGGTAAAGCTCAGAATGCTTCTGCTGGTGCAGACGGTTCTTCAGCCCGTACCTTTGCTAACGTATTCGGTACTGATCCTAGCAGCACTGCTGTTATCTCTGCTGATGTGACTGTTACGATTGACGGTAACGGTGCTACTGCTGGTACACCAGCTGGTCCTATCACTGAAGCTGCTGTTCTTGAAGCTAACCAAAAGATGTATGAAGCAGGTTCAGAGGCTAAATACCTCATGATCAAACCAGCTGACTCATTGATTGTTGCTGGCTTTGCTGCTGCATCAGGGCGTACTCGTGACTTCGCTACTGGTATGACTGTTGTTAACGTTGTAGACCTTTATGTCTCTCCTTTTGGTGAGCAGAAAGTTGTCTTAAACCGTTTCCTCAAAGCTACTGAAGCTCTCTTGATGGACCCTGCAATGTGGTCGTTGGTTACCTTACGCCCATTCACTCGTGAGTTGTTAGCTAAGACTGGTGACAGTGATCGTCACTTGATCGTAGGCGAGTTCTCCTTGAAGCATAAGAACTACAAGGGTACTGGTCGTATTACTAACTTGTCAGGTACGAACCCTAACTTGCCTTAATCTGAGTTAGTGCTAGAGGGGAGGCTTCGGCCTCCTCTTTTCTTATAAGACCTCTGTCAAAGAGAGTAGCCTTTACAGTGGGGGATAAACCTCTCTCTCCTTCCTCCACTTTTTTATAAACAAGAGATGTTATGAATAATCAAGATATAAAATATTATGACTCTGACTATACCATTAATGAGAACACTGATGGTCTAGTCATCCAGAGATACCAAGAGATACCCCAGAGCTTCTTAGACAACCTTAAGCATAAGCGTGAAGAGTCTACGAGTGTCCGAGAACAGAATTATATGCACGTTGCCTCTATCCCTGTAGAGATTGTAGAGAAGTGGCAACGAGAAGGCTTTGACTTCCAGAATGAATCAGTTAGGAAGATCGTAGCTAAGTTAAAGCATGAAAACCTAGATGCTTTCCTCGTTACTAATAAGGCGGTGTAATAATGAATAAGGCTCAAATCAGAACTCAAGTGTTAGCTTTGCTAAACCGTAATGACTGTTCAGACGCTACAGCAGATACTTTTATTGATCTGGCTTTGAGTCGGATACAGCGTACCTTACGTATAGCTCCCATGGAGAGACAACAGAACTACACCTCTAATGATGTAGGTGATAATCTATTATCATTACCAGCTGACTTCTTAAGTATGAAGTATATCTGGACTGGCCAAACTATGCTGGAGTACAAAGACTATGGGACATTCCTAAGCCTCCCAGAGGCTCAAGGTGCTCCTAAAGTTTATACTCGTGTTCGTGGTGGTCTCCTAGTGAAACCTATACCGCCCATAGACACTCCTATTAGTCTTATCTATTATGGTGAGTTTGATGACTTACCTACTGATACTTCTGATAACTCTTTAACTAACTTTGCACCTGATCTGTTGGTCTATGGTGCATTATCTTTTGCTGCTGACTACTTTGTGGATGACCGCAGAGAGTTGTTTGAAGGTCGTTACAATACTATTTATAATGAAGTAGAAGAGCAAAGCCGTACTGTTGAATGGGATCAAGCAACCTTGAGTATCCAGTCAGTTTACCCTAATGTTAATTATTAATAAGGAGTGTATGAATGGCTACTAATAGCTTTTTCTTTGGTGAAACACCCTCACCTGAAGCAAACACAGTTGATCAGTTAATCGACTCTCTTAATGAAAAACTCCAAGAAGCTACAGGAGCCAAAGACTCAGCAGAAACAGCAGCAGCTAATGCTCAGACTAGTGCTAGTAATGCAGCTAGTTCACAGAGTGCAGCATTCAATGCTTCTTCACAAGCTGTTACTGCATCTATTACAGCTATCAATGAAGCTAACTCAGCGAGTGCTTCAGCTACAGACGCAGACACTAGTGCTATTAATTCATTGTCTAGTTCTTTAAGCTCTGCTGCATCTGCCTCAGCTGCCTTAGCGTCTCAGGTAGCTTCAGCTGCTAGTGAAACTGCTACTACCTTATTGTATGACCAATTTGATGATCGGTACTTAGGTGTTAAAGCAACTGACCCTACTGTTGATAATGATGGCAATGCTTTACTTGACGGAGCCTTGTACTTTGATACTACTCTTAATGTCACTAAAGTCTATGACCTAGGTAACACAGTTTGGAAGAGGACTATACCTACTACAACTGACCAGGCTAGTATTGATGCAGTAACAGCTAATGCAACTAACATTAATACTGTCTCTGGCTCTATTGATAATGTCAACACTACAGCAGGTAGTATCAGTAATGTTAACACCACAGCTACCAACATAGCTAATGTAAACACTGTAGCAGGTATCTCAGGTAATGTCACAACAGTTGCAGGTATCTCAGGTAATGTCACAACAGTAGCCACAAACAATGCTAACGTAACGACAGTAGCTTCTAACCTTACAGGTGTGAACACTATTGGAACTGTTGCTACCAATGTAGCTAATGTTAATACTGTAGGTTCTAACATCTCTAATGTTAACGTAGTCGCTACAGACATAGCTAATGTTAATACAGTCACTACCAACATAGCTAATGTAAACACAGTAGCTGTTAGCATAGATGATGTTAATACAGTATCCACAAACATTAGTGATGTCAATACTGTTGTTACTAATCTAACAAACATTGATACAGTAGCTACAAACATTACCCCAGTTAACACTGTCGCTACTGACATAGTAAACGTAAATACAGTAGGCTCAAACATATCAGATGTAGTAATACTAGCTGACAACATAAGTGATATAAATGTTGCAGTAGATAACTTAACAACAATTACTAACTTTTCTAATTTATATGTAGATATGGCAGCTAACATCATAGCAACTCAGAATATAGTTGCAACCCACCATGCTTTTGCCTAGGAGATAGATAATGGCTTTAGAAGATAGTGTCAACACATTAGTGACACAAACAACAGCATTACTTAATACGGTTAACGTAGCTAAGGCAACACTTGATGCTTCAGTAGAAGATGCTGGAGACTTTGCACAGGCATCTTTGACTAGTGCTAACAATTCAGCTACTAGTGCAAGCACAGCCACCACACAAGCTACAGCAGCTCAGACAGCCCGTACAGGCGCTGAGACAGCTAGAGATGCTGCTGTAGTAGCTCAGAACAATGCTGTGGCAGTCGTTACAGGTGGTACAGCTACCTTGACTCCAGAAGCAGGTAAGATTCCTCTGGCAGATGGTCTAGCTAAGATTGATGCTGGCTGGATCACTAGCACAGCTTTAGTCGAGCAGTCAGACATCGGTACAGCCCCCAACAAGATACCGTTGAATCAATACCTAGGTTCTGCCGCATACGTTGATATTAATACGCTTAACGCGGGTTCTTTGACGAACACGACAGACATCAGCAATGTACAGCCATCTTTAAATCTCGACTTTGCTAACGTTAAGAAACTTGACCCACGTATTACATTCGCTCGTGCAAGTGAGGCTCGGTATTATGACGGCAAGACGGTGTCTAAGGCTGAGGAGAATTTGTTTAGTTATTCGCAAGAGTTTGACAATGCGTATTGGACTAAAACTAATAATGTAACAGTAACGGCTAATGCCACACTAGCACCAGACGGCACGACCACAGCAGATTTATTAGTTGAAACGGTGGCATCAGGTAGCCATATCCTTGGCACAATAAGTGGTAGTATTCCAGATACATCAAAAATATCCACTTTTATGGTTTCAATTTTTGCAAAAAAAGGAAGTGGCGCAACCGCACCAGATTGGGTTCAAATTGCTCTTGGTGGGTCTGTAAGCGGGTACGCCAATTTTAATTTAAGCACGGGAGCAAGTGGAAACTCATCTAACTGCACTTCATCTATTATTAGTAATGTAGATGGTTGGTATCGTTTAGTGGTTCAAGTTAATACGCCAGGTGCGTCAGGTCTTGCAGCTTACGTTGCATTTACAAATAATACAGACGCAACATCACGTTATCCAAGTTATGCGGGTTTAACCACGTCAAATGTTTTTATTTGGGGCGCACAAGCCGAGCAACGCTCTGCTGTCTCATCTTACCAACCCACGACTACTCAGCCCATCACCAATTACCAACCAACACTACTCACAGCGTCTGCTAACGGTGCTCGATTCGACCACGACCCTATTACGAATGAGAGTCTCGGGTTGTTGATAGAGGAACAGCGGACTAATTTGTTGTTGCGGTCTGAGGAGTTTGATAATGCAATTTGGGTAAAATCACTAACAACCATAACTGCAAATACAATTACCGCTCCTGATGGGACTTTAACTGGCGATAAGTTGGTAGAAACGTCTGGTGCAGGTCTACGTCAACTATATCAAACACCATCTTTATCAGCGGGTAGTCACACATTCAGTATTTTTGCAAAAGTAGGTGAACGAGCTTGGTTTAAATTAAATCTAACGGGTGGTGGTGCTTATTTTGATTTAACTGTGGGGGCTGTTGGTACAGTAGACGCAGGTGTAACAGCATCAATTCAAAGCGTTGGTAACGGTTGGTATCATTGTTCAGTCGCAAAAACAGTTTTGGTAGGCACAAATTATCCTGAAATACAAGTAGCTTTAACAAATGGTGGTGCGTCCTACACAGGCGATGGCTACTCAGGCATATACATCTGGGGCGCTCAATTGGAAGCAGGTGCTTTCCCAACATCTTACATACCCACGGTAGCGTCTCAAGTGACACGAAGCGCAGACTCAGCGAGTATGACGGGTGCTAACTTCTCTAGTTGGTATCGGGCTGATGAAGGTACGTTGTATACAGATTTTATACCCTATGAATCTGGAACAAATAGTGAAAGTGTTTTGCAATTTGATGATGGTACTACAAGTAATCGCCATATTATTTATTTACAATCAGGTCAACGAATTGGTTTTATTACTGTGGTAAATGGCTCAACGGTTAATAATTTAAGCTCAAATT